CGGGAGATAAGCCAAACAGCATTGCTATCTGCTCAGCATTTGTTACCTTGTTCTGATTTAACTGCATCTCAACGGCGGTGGAGCTGCTTTCCTTGAAGTCGAGCCCGTTCTGCAGTATCATCATACCGTCGCCGTTGTTGCTGTACAGCTTTTTCCACGCTTCACGGATTTTTTTTAATGAGTTATCGTCTACTCTTTGTTCAGTGCGCAGAAAGCCCTTCTTGTTACCGCCTCTGCGGCTCATCGCCTTTTCAAGCTGTAACAGCATATAGCTTGATGTCAAGAGCGTGGGATTCTCGGCAAGTATGCTTACTCCCTTTCCTCCGTCAACGCTGTTACGACTGAGAATGACGAAATCCCACGGGTTGTACACTCTGCCGTCAACGAGCATACGGAGCGTCTTATAGATAGCGTCGGAATTTTTCTCCACACTTACAGCACTGTCACGGACATATCGGAGAGCCGAAACCTCGTTTCCGCTCCGCTCTATGTGCATATATCCCGTTCCATCAAGGAGCATATCACGGATAACCGCGCGCTTTATTTCTGTCGGGTTCAGAGTATCGCCCGATTCTTCGTTCAGCAGATACAAGCGGTTATCCTCAGTGATTTCCGCCGCTGTCTGAACCTTGTCATTGCTGTTATACAGCTTTATCGGCAGGCTTGCTATTGTGCCGGCTATAAAATTAATAGCCGCCGAAACCGCAGGGATCTCAAGTGCCTGTTCTCTCGTTATATTGCTTATCTGCTTTAGCCCGAAAGCGACTTCAATATCCGTGCCTTCAGTTTCACGTCTGAATATCTTATCAAACAGTTTCACTGCTCTCACCTCCCTGTAATATTTTCATCAAAGCGTCATCTTCGGGCTTTTCCGCCTGTTTTGGTATTGCTCTGATAGCGGAAAGTACCGTCCAGCCGTTTTCCTTTTCAATGTCGCTCATCATTTTTCGTTTCTGCATTATTATCTTGTCAAGGTCGGCTATCTTTGCAAGTGCTCCGGACATCAGCTTTGTAAACTTCATCAGCTCATCGCCTGTTATTTCCTCGTCCGATAAATTATTAAAAGCTATCTCAATCTTCGACAGCACCGCTCTTTGCGTTACTGCATCCGCTTTGACAGCGTTTACTTCGCTGTACAGCTCGCAATATCGGTTTATGCTTGCTCCGTACAGTGCATCGTTTTTCTGTATCGTGCTGAGTAACTTTGTCAGCCGCAGGTACTCCTTGTGCGCTACCGGATCTGATTTTACACAGTCACGCTCGAAGCACCTCTGCCCTGTGAGCATAGCCGCTTCAGCTTTCTCACGGGCTTCTTTTTCTTTTTTTGTCCTGTGTCCTGCGCAGTTGTCTATCGTTTTTGCTCCTCTGGGCATATGCTCACTCCTCTCAAAGTCATATCGGGAATATATCGTGTAAAGAGGTGGCGGTCAGATGTCAGACCGGGACCCCTCAAAAATCGCAAGGGTAGGGGGGTACACTATATATTGTGGTGTATAGCATTATACCACTATATGTTGTGGTGCGAAAAATCGACGGTACAAGTCATAGTTGCCAGTTCCTGCCTGCTGATACGCCCACACTCCGCCGCCTCGTGATGATAGCGGCAAAGCGTTATAAGGTTGTCGTTATCAAGTCTGCGGTCATAATCGACCTTTAGCGGTACAATATGATGCACAGACAGGTCCGTGCTGTTGATAACGCCTGCCGACAGGCACACCCTGCAGCAGTGACCGTCACGCTCAAGTATTTCATCGGCTTTTCTGCGCCATATCTTGCGGTTACGAAACCTGTCGGCTTCGCTGTCCCGTATCTTCTGTGTGTATTTTATCCCGGCTGTGCATTCTCCGGGCTTGTGGATCTTGCCACACCTTGAACAAGCTTTTAACATAATTTATGATATAAGAAAAGCACCCTTTGCAGAGTGCTTGAAATATTCTCACCGTCCGCACGAAAGAATCAGAAGAGCGGACGGCTCGACTAAGAAAAAGGAGGTCCAATGGATAACTCTTGTACGCATAATTGATAGAAAAGGTGACCTGGCGGCTTATTAGCCGCTCCTCGGTCACTACGCTTTCGCTTCTTTTCTATCGTAATCATATCACAGATGCAATAGGACATTCAAGGACATCTTGCACCCTCAGAAGCGCTTTACCGTGAAGTCGGCATATCTGCTTATACGAGTAGTGCATCTCACAGGCAATATACTCAAATGTCTTACAGTTTATGTACCGTGCTATCAGTATCAGCCTTAACCGCTCGTCAGCCACTGCCGATATAGTATACTCTATCTCTGCTTTAACACGGATAAGCTCGTCTATCTCTGCGTTTATCTCCTGCTCCAGTGTTGCGATTTTTGCAACAGCCATACCAACCTTGTCAGATACCCCGCTGCTGTGTCCTCCGCCCGATGACGGCGATATGTTGGTAGCGAGCTCCCGAAGCTGTCGTTGCTGATCTATCTTTTGATTTATGCGTATGTTGATAAGGTGATAGCGTGATAGGTATTCTTTAGCGGTCATTAGCATTCTCCTTGCTGATAAAGGTTTCCTTCAAGTCGATAATCTGTCCGTTTTCAACACGCTCCGTTGCAGTATGAATATTTACCACTGTGCGATTTTTATCAATTTTCCGCTGACCGACAGCGGTAACCGTTATCGTTTCATCGTAATAATCAGGTAGTATTAGTGTTACCGTTTTCATTGTGCCTCCTTTGTCATGATAGCCTCATCGCAAAAATCTTTTGCAGGACAGTCTTTGCACTCTTCTGCTATCGGATCTTCGCAGTAAAATCCGCATTCTTTTACTAGCGCTACCCTGTCATCAGGATCTGACCAGTCCATTTCTGTTTTTCCCCCAGCGTAATACTTGTCCATTTCAGGCGCTCGGCTGACTTCAATATCACAGAAATTTGCGTCCTCACAGCTGCTTGTGCATAATGCGAGCGCTTTTGCTTTGCCTCGTGTTTCGGCGAAAACAACTGCAGAAGCTGTTTCATATTTTTCATTTACAATCCAGGCTTTTCGTGTTTCCTCCTTTGTCATCTCGTTTACGAGTTTATCCAACTTCTGCGGTGAGATGCCATAAGAAACAATACGTTCCGTACCAAATTCTATTAGCTCTGTCTTGCGTGCTATCTTTTTAAAACGCTGAACAAACTCTCTGATTGCCTCTGCATTACTTCTGTCGGGAATTTTGCGCCCACAGAACAGGCAGGTTTCCGTTGCGGGTTTGCGTTTAGCCATTGTTTGCCTCATAATGTATCACCACCAATTATTTCTTTCTTGATCATAGCAAGATATGTATCAACAATTCTTTTCCATTCCGCAGACGTTTTGTCGATACCTGCTTCTTTTGCAAACTCTTCAACTATCGGCTTTATGCAGTTCAGAAAAATATAAAACCGTACTACGCTTCCGAGTTTTATATTTTCTTGTATCTGCGCATCTAAAGATCCTTTCGGAAGCGTTATCAGCATATTTACTTCGTTTTCGGTCAAAAACTGATCAATAATTTTACCAAGCGCTTCAATGTTCAACTTATCAAACTTTTCCATTTTCTATACCTCCATAATCCGTATACCTGCGATATAAGCAAGGTCTATATTTCTGCTCTTTGCTATCTGTAACAGCTTTGTAATGCCTGTATCCATATCAAGATACCCTCTTGATTTGCTTACGCCTATACAGCCTGCATAATCATCAAATACCTGCATAGCCTCGTCTGTTGCATCAAACAGTTTCTTCAAACGGTCGTTGCCGAAGCCGAACGCTTCGTTAGCGGCAATGGCAATACAGATACGATACAATGCAAATAACTCCTGCATTTCGCCGTGTTTGATTGCGTCTTCAAGGCTTGCCTTGCTTGTAAGGCTGCTTCCTGCAATATGTGATTTCATTTTCTGAGTACCCCCATTCCGCACGAATACTTATCATCCATGACTTCCGCCTTTCGTATACAATGCTGTGTTTTTACGCTGAAATATTTACAATATCCGCACTTTACCTCGTTGTCAAGGTCGTAGCCGTCGCTGAATGTCTGCTTTTCTGCCGGGCTGTCAAGCTCGATAAGAAACATCAGATTGCAAGCACAATGCCATAAATGCGGCATACCGCTTTCGGTATCATTGATTTCTCCCTTACGGTACGCTTCAAAGTGTCGCATAGCCGCCGCTATATAACGCTGCTTCTCGACTTTCTTCCACGACTGTTCATCGGTATACTTCTTGACACCGTAAGTCCTTATTTTGCCTATTGCTTCAATAAGGCTTGGCTCTACCAAGTCAAGCCTTATCTTTTCTCCGTCAAACTTATTCTCGTCACCTATCATCCTTAAGTGCCTCTCTTCCGTCATAAATTTTAGCCATTCTCTTGCACAGCTCACAGCCGTGTTTGTTTATCTCGCAAAGTAACTCGCCTATTGCTTTGCCACGCTTAGCGTTGTTTCTGTACGCTTTTTCGTACAGCTGGTACTTATCAAACTGTTTTACCGCCTGCTTGCGCTCTTGTGCACCCTGTTCCTTTGTTATCTCGCCCTCACGGAACGCCGCATACGTCAGACGCATTGACTTGTACAGCAACCCTTCCGCAAGCGTTGCATCATCCGGGAGCGGTGTATTGTGTTTTGCAAGCTCGATTATCTCATCAGCCGTCATCTATCAGTTTAAGCGCCTCCTCCGCTGATCTGCATACCCCTGCGATAGCTCCGTAGTTCTTCATAGCATTTAAAAACTGCTCCTGCTGAGGTCTTACCTTGCCTGTTGCCGTTTTTACTTCGATGAATACCGCCTTGCAATCAGATTTTCGATACCCGAACAGATCTGAAAAACCTTTAGGAAGTCCTGTTGATACCGTTCTTCCGTCCGCTGTGCTGAACACACCGACATTTGCACGGAAGATAATGCACTTTCCGCTTAACGCAAGGCGTATGCTGTTCTGTATATCAATTTCTTTTATCTGAACCAACCCCATTCCTTTGCTTTCACATACGCATATCCGGGCTTGTAACCTTTGATTTTTGCGTATGCGTACAGTTCCTGTATACTTCTGCACTGAGTAACGTCCTGATACTCACTCGTAATCATAATCAGCTTTGCTTCCTGCTGTTCCTTGATTTCTCGCTGTGTCTTTTCATAGACGTGTCCGCAGTTTGGGCAGACATCGGCAGGCTCGTGAGTAAAATAGCACTCAGGACACTGCTTTATCTTAATCTCTGCTTGTGCTTGCTTCTTCGTCGGCGCTTTCGGTTCAAGCGTCCACTTGCGTTCTGCGTCCGGTAGTCCGTGTCTGTGTACGTTTCCGACATGGTCTATGATGATAGCTGTCTTACCCGGCTGATACCGCATACAGCGCATAGACTGCTGTATGTACAGAGTTAACGACTTCGTAGGTCTGAGAAGTATGGACACCGAGCAATCCGGAACATCAAAGCCCTCAGATATAAGATCAACGTTACAGAGTATCTTGATCTTGCCTGTCCTGAAGTCTGATATCACTTGCGCACGCTCTGCTTTAGGCGTACTGCCGTCAATATGCCGTGCAGGTATACCGGCATCACAGAATTGCTGTGCCATTGCTGTGCTGTGCCTTATCGTTGCGCAGTAGCACACCGCTTTACCGCCGTCCGATAACTGCTTGTAAAACTTGATGACATCACCGTATATCTTAGGTTTGTCCATCAGTAATTCAACATCTTCCGCCGAGTAATCACCACACCGTGATGTCAATCGTGAGCAGTCCGCAAGAGCAGGAGCATAATACCGATATGGTGCAAGTCTATGATTTTCTATCAGCCACTTTGCTGTAGGACCTTCTATGAGCTTGTCGTTTATCTCTCCCAGCCCACCGCCGTTAAGTCGTACCGGTGTCGCCGTCAACCCCACGCAGTACGCTTTCGGAAACGCTTCGTACACCTTGCGATATGTACTTGCAACACAGTGATGATTCTCATCCGTTATTATCAGTGTAGGGCGCTTAGTATCCTGCAGGTGTCGTGATATAGTCTGCACCATATTGACAGAGCATAAATCCATATCAACACCGTATCCGTTAAACGTGCTGTATATCTGGTCGCACAATTCCTGTCTGTGTACCATAAACAGGACACGATTATGATTATCTGTTGTACGCTTTGCTATCTCTGACGCTATGACCGACTTACCGCCTCCGCACGGAAGGACGATACACGGTCGTTTATAACCCTCACGCCAAGAACGTGAGAGATTATCTATCAGAGTGTTTTGATAGTCATATAGTTGCATATATCTGCGTGTTGTCCTCCTTTCTCGGTTACACCTGTTACACAGCTGTTACACCATAGGTGTAACACTGCGAAACTGCTCTATGACTGCGATTAAGACACTTTGTTACACCGTTACACCTAAAAATGCATTTTCCTATAGGAAAAATCTATATAAATACAACGTTAAAATTGTTTATACAGAATATAACGTTATACCCGAAAAAGGTGTAACATGTGTAACATTGCTCTCAAAACCGCTTGCAGAGCCAGTTTAGCTGTTACACATGATGTGTAACTTTGGTGTATCAGGTGTAACGCTTAAAAATCTATATCGTCATATTTTGCATCGTCTTCCGACGGTAATGTCAGATGCACGCATCGTGTACACAGGCCGTTAATTCGCCTGTTTACAGTGTTTTTGCCCGCTTTATCTATCTCGATAAGGCGGTTATCACGCAGGTATGATAGCAGTGCCTGTGAATTGTAACCCTCGTCCTCACACGCTTTGCGGAACACAGATGCGGCAATATATACCTCTCGCCTATCGCCCGAAAGGACACCCCATTGATCAACGGGTTTGTCCGGATTGTATATAAAGCGTGTCGAATTTAAAGCGACAAAACTGCATATATGCTCATATGCTCTTGGATTGACGCTTACGGAAGCCTTAGTCTTCAAAAATTCGGCTACTTCTTCCGTTTTCAGTGCCGTTTCCTGTATGTTCAGCATTTCGCACATCAGCGTGTCCGCTGTGAGTATCAGAGCTGCGCTCTGTGCCTGTTTCTGCATTATGTCATAATCGGCTATCAGCTTCTTTTGATAACTGTCAAACAGCTCCTCAGCATGTCCGAATCCGTCTTTTATCAGCTTTTGCACAAACATTTTGCCAAACGCTCCGTAGTTTGCTTTTACTGTGTTTGCGACATGCCTGGGATCGTCAAAGAACTTTTCTTTGCACTCGATTTCGATAACACGATTGATAGATCCACCGCCGGAGCGTGCTGTCGTAATCGGTCGCTCACCCGTTGTAATTACTGCATTCTTCCATTTAGGTACTGCGTCAAGTCCGCCGAGCTTGTTACCTCTGCTCCTGCCTGAGCCTTCGGTCAGCATATATATCAGATTGTCCAGATCTCGCTTGTCGTTGATAATCTGCAGCTCGTCCAGTATGTAAGGCAGGTTATTGTAAAATGCCGCTGTCTTTTCCATGCCGACGGTTGTAGCGTTAAAAGTCATGATGTAATCGCCTATTTCGGGATTGCCCCATATACTTGCCGCAGTCATTGCAAGGACCGTCTTTGCGCTTTCCGTTTCGCCCCAGAGGTGCACCCAGAAGCAGTTACAGCCAAGCGGCTTTACAAGTACAGATGCAAGCGAGGAAGCAAAGACCATTCTGGCCGCTACCGACTTAAGGCGTATATTACGATATATTACCTCATACCACTTACGAATATCTCCCGCCGTCTTTACGCTGTCATAATGCTTCTTATACTCTGCCTCGCCGTCAAACGCTATACTGTCGATATACGGTGCAAAATCAAGCTGTTCGTCTGCCTGCGTTATCCACCCCATGCGAGTAACGCATTCGGTTTCGGGGAGCAGTTCAGGGTTAAGCTGCTCGATTTTTGCAAAGTATTTTACAAGTGCCTTTGCGCTTTCGCTTGTCACAGCTATACCGCTGTCTGACAAGTCAACGATTTTATTTGCCGATGATATCGTCTTGCGATCAACGATGAGATAGCGGAACGCTCTTCCGCCCCTCGAATAAGCTATTTTTATCTTCTCGACACCCGTGTCGATATTGCAAAGACGCATTATCGGCATAATCGGATGTGGGCAGACAGTTTCGCCGTCAAGTGACACTCCGGTATAATCGCATATATAGTTACCGCAGATAAGCTGCACCGGCTGGAGCGGGAAGTTTGTAGCTGTAAAGGTTTCCGAAAGGTTTTTCTCGTACTTTCGGCAGTAGTTGCCGAGCAGGGTCATAAAGCTGCGTATTTTCAACTCTGCCGCCCGCTCGGTTACTCTTGCCTTCGCACGCTCGAATTCAAAAGGGTCATCAAGGAAAGCACAGCAATACTGATATGGTGCAAGTCCTGTAAGGAAGTCCTCCTTCGTGAACTCCTCGACAGGCTTTAACTTTTCGATATCTTCTATCGCCATTGGCTTTTACCTCTTTCGTTTTATTTAGAACGGATAGTCTTCGTCTGTAGGTGTGGGTGCTTCGGGCGGCGGTGCTATCACGCTGCCGAAATTGCCCATAGCGTTGCCCTGATCAAGCGGCTTATCGTCAGGCACTTTTAAGCCCTCAAGCACAGCACCGACCGAGTGGAACGCCATGAATTTAACTGCCCAACCTGTTGTTTTGCCGTCCTGCTTCAGATACTCCTCGTTGCGGAAGAGACCTCCAACGAGCTTGCCCTTGAAGTTATCAGCGTACTTATCGCCCCACACGAGCTTGAAGCTACTGCTGTTCGATTTCTCAACGCAGGTATGGAACGTCTTTAAGCCTCTGCTTGCAAGTCCCGTCTTAGTGTCGATAACGAGCTGATTTACGATACAGCCCCACTTCTTGTTTTCTCTGGTGTCGCCGTCATAACGCTTCTTGAAGTAGCCCGGCTGTTTGTCGCTCTTGTCGGTATCGAGATAGATCTTTATCATATCATCGCCGTTTCTTGAGGTCGTTTCCTCGACCTTAAGTATTTTCATGACGTGACCGCCCGGAGCAAGCTTTTCGTACTCGCCAAACTCCTGTACATCTTTGTAGCCTTTAGGTTCAAGCATTTTCTTTATCCTCCGTTATGTTAAAATATTCTCGGATGGTGTTATCCACCATCTTTAAGTCGTTGTCTATAGCTGTATCTGCGAACATATCTATAGGCGATTTTTCAAGGCACTTATCGTCCTGCTTGTTCGTCAAGAAGACGTATCTACCGTCTTCATAGACACTTCTGAGGACCACAGTACACATGCCTTCTATGCAGACTTTTTCGTCAAGCAACTTGCCGATAGTCTTCGGCTTCATGTTTCCGCTATCGTCCGAATCTGTGTGCATCATCACATAGACGATCTTGTCCGGTGGCAGTGCTTTAATATTCTCAAGCAAACTCCAAAACTGATCTGCAACGCTGTTGTAAAAGCTATATATCTGATTGCCTGTGCTGGTTGACGAGTGCCCTCTCATAAACTGATTTGTCATCAGATAGCCTGCATCGTCTATCACGATAGACTTTGCTTTACACTTAGCAAGTCCTTTGACTATCGTGCCGTAGTTGTCTGTGCATAAGGTCTTTGGTGGGTTTTTGAACGGCAACGGCTTGCCGATTACGTTAAACACGGCAAAGTCCTGACAGTGCCTGAGCGATGTACTTTTGCCGCTACCGCTCCGCCCTACAATTAAAACCGGTATACCCATTACTTTATCTGCAGGTTGGCCTTACTTACAAGTCTTGCACCTGCTACCTCCTTTCCTTCGTTTATTGCTGCTTTTATTGCCGCCTTGTCGGGCTCAGGCGCTTTATATCTCAGATACTCGTCTGACAATTTCTCAATATCGTCTATCTGCACTTCTGAGCTCTTGCGGAAAGACAGCGCAACTCTTGCAGTCTTAAAGTCCTGCCCGCTGAGAGCATCCGACAGCAAACGCTTTAAGCTGTCGATTTTCTTTTCAGCGGCTTTCTGGCGCTCAGCAAAAGCCAGCTTTTCAGCTTTGAGTGCCTCTGCATCTGCCTTGAGGTTTTTAACCCATAAAGCGATGTTCTCAATTTTCTCGTCACGCTCAAGCTGTATTTTCTCAAACGCTTCAATGTCTGTGATTTCGCCCGTCTCCTCGTCTAAGAGCGAGTACAGACGAGTGTCGATGTCATAAAGTGATGACATTATATCTCCTCCGTCATTTTCGTAAAAAACTGCTTTGCTTTTGCTACGAACAAATCGTGATTACTGTCTGCGGAATTATTGCCGATAAACTCGCAGAGCCGTTTTGCCGCATCAATAGCTGTTGCAAGGTACGCCTTAAACGTTTCCTTGCTGTCGGGTACGCTCACCGTAAGCTCTGACTGCTCACGCTTAGCGGCTTCAAGCTGACTGCGGAGCTCTTCGAGCTTTTTCTCGTTCTCGGCTTTTAGATTATTCATTTGCTCCATATGCTCACGGTTTAAGCGGATAGTATCCTGTAATGCGTCCTCCTGCACCTTGTCAAGCTGCTGCTCGTAAGTTTTGCAGATATTATCAAACGCTGTCTTGTCCATAACGCCGTCCTTAGCCGGCTCGACCGCAACTTCAACAGGGCGGTTTTCAAGCTCCTTTATCTCGGCTTCGAGCGCCGCTATCTGCTGTGACAATGCGTCCTTGGCTTTTTCAAGTGATTTCGCCTGCTGAGCGGCGGCGGACGCTTCGGCTTCGGCGGCCGACTTATCGGCTACCGCCTTATCCTTTTCCGCTCTGATCTGTCGTATCTGCTGTTCAAGTTCACGGACGGAGGTGTTTTCAAGGTCGGTGTTCTCGGTTATTTCTGTACGTTCTTCTTCAGAAAGGGAAGATAAAAGATAGAGCTTTTTCACTCCGATTTGTGTCCCCTGGGACACAAAATCAGATGGCAATTTCTCTATTACTTCTATATAACGATAAACCTGTCTGCGTTTGATTCCTGTTTCCTTTTCGCAGTAATCCTCAAACGTGCTATACCCCAGCTCCTTATAGAGCTTGCTGTCCCTCATTTCTTTAAAGCCCTTGCACATCTCGTACAGGCTCTGCTGTGCTACCTGTGCCGCCGCTTTGAGGTGGTAGTTAAGGTTTACTGCCTTGACATAATCGTCTGTTACCGCCTTTTCTGTATCCGCAGGCGGTGTGCGAAGTCCGGGAATTATCATGCTGTTTTCCTCCTTTTATCGCTGAAAATCTTTTCAAGATGTGTCTTGTAATCTTTGATCAGTGCATCTACGTCCTCATTCGGTGCTATGTTTCTTTTTCCTCTGACCTGTACGATTTTTCCGTCCGCTGAGACTTCCATTGTATAGTACGGCTTGTCCGGCTCGGATTTTTTACGGATGAACATTATACTCAGAGCGCCTTTTGCGTGCCTTTCGGCATATCCGCCGACGCAATGGCTTAAAGCTTTACCTTCGTAAGCTATATCCGACAGCTGCTTCGGTTGTACTATCATCAGATTTCCGTCAGAAAACTCAAGCTGTTTGCGTTCCTCGATATGCTTTGCAAACTCCGCTCTTACCGCTTTATCGTGCTGATACTCGATAGTTGCCGACAGCCTTTCGTGCATTGCCTCAAAATTATGCGGAAAGCATATCGCAGTATCTTTTGTGTCATATCTGAGCTGTTTGCACTGGTCAAGGTAATCGCTGTAATCTCTTGTGTTTATTTGGTTATCGGCAAGGTATCTTGACATTCTTTGCGGTGTTGCGCCGGTTGCGTCTAAAAAGCGTTTCAGCGTTCCGTATTCATAGCCAAAGACCTTCGATATAAGTATCAGGTCTTCCGGTGTCGCTTTTGGAAAATGCTCCTTATTTACCCTGTAAGCGTTGTATAAGTGTTCCTGCCCTTTGAGAACTTTGAACTCGGATCTTGTAAGACCGAGCATTTCAAGAAGATTATTACTTTTCCAGTTAATATAACTCGGCAATGTAAGTTTTGCCACACCGCCCCAGTATTCTGTGTACATTTCTTCGATGAGATCGTAATTCTGCTTCATCAGATACTCAAGATTCGGGTGTCGGCAGTACAGGTACAAGTAGTACATCAGCAGCTTTCCTGCATATTTTTCATATTGACTGTAACGCATATCCGACCGGCTTATCGCCTTTTTGTTGATGATCTTATACGTGTTGTTGAAGCTATACCCGTATGAAGCTGAGCAGAAGACCGGCTCACGAAACTCTGAGCGAATGTCCCACCGCTTACCGTCTTCACTGCCGTATCTTACTGCTCCGTCTTTTGCAAACACATAGCGCTGTCGCTCGACGATATAACCGTTAGAATATCTGTGATACCCTCTTGCGAACAATTCCGCACCACGTGTCAGAAATATTATGTAGTTTGCCGCTCCCTTGCCTTCCATTTTGCTCATCTGATCTGCTGTAGCGGCCGGAAAGCTGTGCATAAGAAATTCTTTACGTTCTTTCTTCATGCCGCACCTCAGAAGTCGAGCAGACTGTCGAGGTCAAGCTGTAGCTTGCCGCTGTCTGCTTCTGTGGAAGTTTTGCTGTTGCTGAACCCGCCGTCACCGAGATCAAGCGTCATAGTGCATTTTATATCCGCACCGGGAAAGTAAAATGCTACTGCACGCTTGTATACTTCGAGATCTTCGAGGCTTGCACCTGCGCCCTTGACCGTTGCCTTGAGGCAGTCGGCGAAAGACTTGTCCGACTGCTCTATGGCCTGTTTAAACTCTGCATTCTGCTCGCAGAATTTGCAGATAGTCCTTAAAACAGCGTTTTTTACTTCTGTTTCATATTTGCCGAGCTTTGCGTCTGTCAGCTCGGCTGTAAGCTTTTCTTTTATTTCCATTGACTTTTCCTCTTGCCAGTGTTATACTTGTCTTGTACATTTTCTTTTGCCGTCTTCGGACGGCTTATTTTTTTTGCTCTTTTCTTTGTTATCTCGTCCGTCCACTCCTTGATAAAATCACCGCACACGATATTCCGCTCAAGTATCTGTGCTGCTATCAGTCCCGATATGGCAGGAGCTTTCGGGTACTGCTTGATATACATGTCAAACAGTCGCCCTTTGGCTTCCTCAACGTTATCCTGCTGTATATCCACGCCATAAACGCTTTTCAAGGCTCTCAGACCGTCTTCCCAGTCTTTGCATAACTTAAACTTCCGCTCAAGGATTTCGGCGAGAAAGTTTCCTGTGCCGCAAGCAGGCTCTAAAAAGGTTGTTTCAATGTTCGTCCACATCTCCTCGGGTACAAGGTCACACATATCCTTGACAATGTGCTTCGGCGTAAAAACTTCCGCAAAGTCTTTAACTCGCTGTTTACTTTTTATCAGCTTTTCCGTCATCGTTTGCTCCTTTCTCGGCGGCAACAAGAATGTCGTTATATAAATCCTCGGCGTATCCTTTAATTGTTTCATCGTTCGGGCATTCGTCACGAGCGTCCTTTAACATCGCTGTTATTCTCCGCATTACCATAGCTTTTTGCTTGCTGTTAAACAGCTTGTACTTGCACTTTTTGCGGTTTGACCTGTTCCACTCTTTCCACGCAGGACATTTTATCGTATACGATTTTGTTTGCTTACCGCACTTGTCACAGCGGACGGCGTAATGTCGGCGAGGCTCACAGCCGTGCTTTTCGCACCACTCTACTTCTCGTTGCGGCGGGTCTGCGTCAACCGTGATTCCGTTGCCACCGCAGATGCACGGTAACAGTTTATCTGCCATCGTTGTGCTCCTCTCTGAGCCTTAACATTGCCAGTGTGCCCTTGTACCACTCTCGCAGGAGCAGTCCCATCAGATACCACACTGTCACTGTCAGACCTGCTATGACTATCCATTCACCGCCAACAGCGATGTATCCACGCTCTTGGTATGCTGCGTCCATAAACAGCATAGCTGTTATGTTGCACGCAAGAGCCGTTACAATTACCTGTACTGCCCTTGCGAGTATGTACAGGATAACTTGTTTCTTCATCATGCGGTCACCTCACTATATACGATAATCGGCACAGCTCTCTGCTTTTCATCAACTTTCCATGCCTTTTCACACTTGTACAGTTTTTCGCAGTTTATTTCTCCATCGTCCTGCACCGATAACAAAGCTACTCTGACATCGCCGACATCTTCATCTTCAAGAAGACCCCGACATTTGATGAATTCTTCGCACTCAGCGAGTGTGTCTGCCTGAAATATTTCGCCGACATAGGCGCTAGTGTCTATCTCTACGCTGTAGATTTTCTTTGCCATTGATTTAACCCTCCATATAATTTCTCAGCACCGATTTCTCGACAAACCAGTACTTCCCTACCTTCTTTGCACCGGGTATCTTGCCCAGTCTGCAGTACCTTGTGACTTCCGGTATCGTGATACCCATAAGTCCTGCAAGGTACTCCTGTGACAGCATCACGGGCAAGAAGTCCCAGTTGCGTACTTGCGTCTTAATGCTTGCCATTATGTACCTCTTTTTTCTTGCGTCTTACTACGCTGTCTTATCCTTAACCTTATCGCCGTATGCCATTGATATGGCAAGCAGCTGCGCCGCTGTCGCATTTATCAGTGCGGCGGCGAGTTTTTTCTCGTGCTCCGGAAGCTTCTCATAAAGCTCGGTTGCGATTTTTACATCATCATTTTTCGGCATATTTATACCTCCTTTACATTATTTCTTCAGGGCGATAAGCACATTAGCAATATCGCACATAGCGTTGCTGATAAGGATTAAATCGTCAAGTGCTGCACATTCATCGCTCTTCTCTGCAAGCAGTTCCAGCTGTTTGCGAAGGATCTCTTTTTCCTTTGTCATTTTGCTCACCTCACCTTGCTTTAGCCTCCTTTCAATGATATAATGTTAATATCTTATATTGAAAGGAGTGACTGATTTGAATACATTTTGCCCGTTTCTCAAAGATGCCTGTCGCACTGACTGCGTGTTCAGAGTTCGTGAAACATCAGCAGATGAAGAAACTATAACAGTTTGCCGACTGGTTTCTTCTGTTGCAATAAATTCCGATCTTTGCGACATAATCATCAAAGAGAAGAGTTCAGAAAACGAGCGGTAAAATCCGCTAAGTAATCTTCTTCCGGCACCGTTGCTCTTTTGCGGAGTATCCTTGAGCAAAAGCTCAAGATTTCTTCCGCTTCTGCAACGGTGCATTTGTTTTCGGCAAGAATATTAAGTATTACCGCCGATGTCTTAACATTTTTCTCTGTTACGGTCATGTTCTCACCTCGCTTTCTGTTGTTTTACATCTTAGTAACTTTACAAGTTACTTTGTTAGCAAAAAAAATAGAGCAAGGCTCAGATATTTGCAAAGCGTCTATTAACTTTTCCATATCATCACTGCCAAATATGCCTCTTTTCATTTTTCTTGAAAATGTTCTTTCTGACATATCAATCAGTCTTGCAACGTCAGCCTGCCTTAGCCCTTTTGCTACCCACATAGCTCTTAACTTATTTGTGTCTACCACGTTCTCACCTCCGTAACTTTTTAAGTTACTCTGATTATATCACGTCTTTTGTAACTTGTCAAGACACTTTTAGCACTTTTTTTAACTTTTTTGTCTTGACAAGTTACCGTATTAAGTATATAATATATACAAGGGGTGACAAAAATGACTATAGGCGAAAAAATAAAACTACTTCGTGAAGAAGCTAAATTATCGCAAGGAGAACTTGCCGAAAAAGCTAACACGACCAAGCAAAACATTTATAAATACGAGAAAGGAATTATTACTAACATTCCTTCTGATAGGATTGAGCTGATTGCTAATGCACTTAGCACTACTCCCGCTTACTTAATGGGTTGGAATGAAGATTCATCGGACGCTCTTGTTAATGATGACGAGGAACTCACTGAATATCTTGAAGAACTAAAAACCCGTCCGGAGCTTAGGATGATATTTTCACTTACCAAAAATGCCACTAAAAAAGATGTAGAAAAAGCTGCGAAAATAATTGAAGCATTGTTGTCTGAAGGTGATGATAATTGAGAATTGAGTGTGATATTGACGGCGTTTATATTTATACAGCAGATTTACCGTCTTCCGTCAACGGTGTAACTGTGATAAAAAACGGTGATTACATTGTCTTTATAAATCAGAACAAGTGCCCTGCTAAACAAAAGTTAGCTTTAAAACATGAATTAAAGCATATAAGCAGAGGTCATTTGTATTCTGATATAAAATTTGTTGGAGATTGTGAAAATGAGGTGCAACAATGAATATACAGGAACTGAACGATTACACAATAGTAGACATTGAAACAACAGGCTTATCACCGGACAAGGATAATATCATCGAAATCGGTGCTTTGCGTGTTCGTGATAATAAAATCGTTGCTGAATTTTCTCAGCTTATAAAAGCGAGCAAGCCGTTGTCAAAAACTATTTCTCAGATTACCGGCATAACAGATGATATGTTGGCAGATGCAAAAGAGCTTGACGATACCCTATCTGATTTTCTGCGATTTGTTGATAATGATACGGTCGTAGGACATAACATTGCATTTGACGCTAATTTTATCAGTAAAAAATGCGTTGCTTGTGGGCTTGATTTTAAAAATGATACATATGATACTTTAGCTGTGTGCAAGCAAGAACACCCCGATGTCAGCCACAAACTCGAAGATATGATAATACAGCTCGGAATAAAAGATAGCGGTATACATCACAGAGCTCTTGCTGACTGCTACCATACTCACAGCTTAATGACAGCATTGAAAAATCATTCCGCTCTTGTATTTGAAATAAAGCCGCCGAAGCAAAGAGTACTGAATCCTATCACAAAAGGGTTACAAACATTGCACGGCATATTGATAGGCATAACCTGCGATGACATTCTGACACAAGAAGAACTGTTAAGACTTGAAGAATGGATGAACAATAACGAACAGCTTGCAGGTAATTACCCATACGACATTATAAATAACGCAATCTGGAAAGTAATCGAGGACGGAATAATAGAGCAATCCGAGCTCGATTATCTCCTCGAATTTTTTAAAGCACAAATCAATCCGCTTAATGCAGAAATAGGAGCCGTTGATATAGAGCTTAGCAACAAGTCTATCTGTCTGACCGGTGATTTTGATTATGGAAGTAAGCAAGAAGTACAAGAAAGATTGTCTGAAATAGGTGCTACGGTAGTAAGTAGCGTTACAAGAAAAACCGACATTCTTCTTATAGGCGAAAAAGGTTCTGACAGCTGGTCTTGCGGAACTTATGGCACTAAGGCGAAGAAAGCAATTGAACTCAGAAGCAAAGGCTATCCGATTATGATACTAAAAGAAAAGGATGTGCAGTTATGATAGAGCAGGTAGCATTATTTGAAAATGAACCCGAAGATTTAGATTGTAAAACTACTTTAGAAAACATAATAGTCACAGTTTCAGCAAAATGGAAATGTTCAAACGGGCTTTTCAGCATACAGGAAAACAAAAGCAAGGACAAACTTACCGGGTATTCAGTCTATTTTGAAAAATGTCTTTTCTTCAAAGTGAATACAAAATTCACGGTAATTTCTTGCAATAAAAGAGTTTATGATACGCTTGAAATATCTCCTGCAGGTACAAAATTGCTGAAAAGCCCTCAGAATTTCATACAATGTACATTCCACACAAAAAACGAAGCTGTAAAAGTTGCTGAACTTATTACTGATGAGAATGTCAGAATATTTGAGCCAACAGAGCATTTTGGATGTTGCGGATTATATTTGAAGTGTTCAGATGCTAAAAAGTGCTTGCACCCGGATATAATCCGTTCTAAATCCTGCTATTACAAAAAGAACTTAGAAAGCGGCAAGATATTCTACGGTAAAAACGCAAATATATGAATATTTCATGCCACTAAAGGCGGGTACATAGGAGGTCGAAATGGCACGGATAAAAAACAAAGCCCGTGATGACGGGCGCTTGCAGTCTAAGGTGTACATCGGCACCAAGAACGGCAAGAAACAGTATAAGTATGTGTACGCTACAAACGCAAAAGAGCTTGAGCAGAAAGTACAGGAACTGAAAACAAAACTGAATAAAGGTCTTGACCTCACAGCCGACCGTGATACTTTCGGCTACTGGGGCGAGAAATGGCTGAAGCTGAAAAAGATAGAAGTATCGGTTAAACGCTATGAAGCATACTCAAAACGTTTTGAAAATCTTGAACCTATACACGATTTTAATATATCTAAGCTGAAAGCTACAGACATTCAGGATATAATACTTGACTGCGCCGATGAGCCGTCTGAAAAGACCGGAAAGCCATACGCAAAACAAACACTGATTGAAATCCGAAATGTCGCAAAGCAGATCATACAGCTTGCGATTGAAAATCGAGTGCTTGACTATAACTGCGCATCTGCGGTAAAAATACCTAAGACGGCAGAAAAATCCACTCGTAGAGCTCTGACCGAAGAGGAGCAGTCCTGGATAACCGATACTCCACACAGAGCCCAGACCGCCGCTATGATTATGATGTATGCAGGCTTGCGTAGAGGTGAGCTACTTGCTCTAACGTGGCAGGATATTGACCTTGATGCGCATACTATAAAGGTTGAACGCTCTGTGTCGATGATAAAAGGCAAGCCGCACATAAAAGAAGGTGGCAAAACTGATGCGGCGACAAGAACAGTATATATCCCCGGTAAGCTTGTCAACTACCTTAGAAGCACTGTGCACAACCCGATCGGACTTGTGTGTCCCACAGTCAAAGGCTCTTTGATGACCGAAACAGGATTTAGTCGTATGTGGGAAAGCTATCTTAACGATTTAAACATCAAGTACGGTAACTGGTCGGACTGTATGCAGACAAGCGGAAAATGTCCGTCAAAGTATGCGCCGATAGAAAAGCCGTTCTTGATACCTCGTATTACTCCGCACTGGCTCAGGCACACTTTCATCACTTTGATGTACCTCGCAGGGGTAGACGTTTTGACGGCAAAAGAACAAGCAGGACACGCTGATATAAAAACTACGATGGCTATATATACACACCTTGATGAAAAATACAAAAAGAAAAGTATCAACAAGCTGGACGAGTACCTTGAAAGTATAAGTTAA